TGGCGCAGCCGCTACGGCCGCGGCTGTTCCCGTGGCCGCCGCCGCGGGTATGACGGCAGCCGGTGGCGGGGCGATGACGGCCGGCGGAACGGCGACTACGATCGGGTCGCAGGCTGTGCTCCCCGCAGCCATAGAAGGGGCGCGGCAATTAACGGAACCCACTACGCCGCCGGCACCCTCTCCTGAACAGGCCGCGCCGCAAACGCAACAAACGCAGCAAACGCAGCAAACGCAACCGGGCGCGCAGCCGGCGCCCGACGCAGCAACAGCGGCGAAGCCGGCAGCACCAATGACGCCCGAGCAAAAGCAGCAGGCGAACACGGACGTCATGGCGAAGTTAAACAGCGACATGCCCGACGCCGAGAAGAAGCAACTGGCGCAGCAGCACGTGCAGCAGATGCTTGACAGCAATCCGGAAATGAAACAAGGCATGGCTGATTTGCACGCCGGCAAAGACACGCCGCAAGCCAAAGCGTTTCAGGCAGAAGTTGATAAAGCCGGAAACGCGTATATCCGGGAAGAGTTTGCCAAGTTACGGCAGCAGAATCCGGGTGCCGGGCCGCAAGAACAAGGCGGCATGTTAAACAGCGTGATGCAGGGTTGGCAAAACATGCCCGAGCCGATGAAGTGGATGATGGGCATTGGCTTGGGCGGCGGTCTTCTGGGCGTGCTTGGGAGCATGTTCGGTGGTGGCGGGGGCATGGGTATGTTGGGGCTGTTAGGTTTAGGCGCCGCGGGCTTAGCCGGCGCGGCCGGCGGCATGTTCGGTTCGGGCGCGCAAGACGCGTTGGGCGGCATGGTCGGCCAACTGGGGCAAGCAACCGGCATGATTCCAAAAGACATGGACTTGTCGGCATTGAAGGGGGAAGACGCTGTGCAGCGCGCGACAGCGGACGCTTCTGGCGGCGGTATTTGGGGCGGCATCAAAGCGTACTTCAACCCCGAAGGCGAGGCGAAGAACGTGCAAGGCAAACTCGATCAGGCCAACCAATTGGAGCGCCTGATGATGGTGCCCGAAGGCATGCGCTCGGGCTTGATGCGGCAGATCAGCCCGAACTCGTCGCCGGAAGAAATTCAGCAAATGTTAAATAACGCCAAACAAATGCATGGCGCAATGAACGATCCAAAACATCAACTCGGGCAGCAGATGCAGAAGGGGCGCGCGTTTGTGAGCGACCCGACGAAGTACGTGAACGACGCCGCGTCCGAATATTACAACCCGGCGAAGTGGGATGTGATGCCGTGGAATTGGGGCGGCAAGACAAGTGCCGACCGCGGCGCGCTCCTCGCGAAACATTGGGCGAAAGAAGCACGCTGCTGGAAGGGTTACGAGCCTGTACCGGGCAAGGCGCCATATAGCGAAAACTCGTGCCGCCCGATCGGCAGCAAGAAGAAGAAAAAGAAGACCGAGAAAGCCGAGAAGCGCGCGGAAGAAATTATTGACGAGTGGCTGAAAAAATATCGGGCTCGCGGCCAAAAGGGGCGCTGGGTTAACACCCGCCGCGGCAGCAAAACCGAACTTAAAATGGCGCACTAACAGCGAAAATGCTGTTTACAGACCCGCGCAGACCCGCTACAGTACTAACTCCCTCGCAGGAGTTGTCCCTTGAAGCGGGTCTTGTTTTTTATTGAGAACAACTGGGTCTTCGGAAAGATATTCAATGAACTCTCCAAGCACATTTACCCACTCTACGATTGCGACATATTCGATTGGGGCAAGGTCCAAGAAAAAGAAAACACGGACCGGATGCAGCAAAAGTACGATTTATTCTTCTCCACACCCGTGGGATGTTTTTTCCTGCACGACACCTACGGAATCCCGCTGGAACGATGCTATGGTCACGCCCACAGTGACTTTGACATCGTGGACGCCCGCAGACGATTTCCGCCCGAATACTTCGACCGACTGCGCGGCTATGGCGTAGTGTCGTCGCCCCTGCGTTATGTTTCTTTTTCGCACGGCGTTCGTCGCGTGCCCGCAGTGTTACCCGCCGGCGTAACGTGCGCAAACTATCAACGGACGCCGCCTGCAAAAATAGCGCGGCTGGGTTACTTCGGGCGGATGACGCGCAAAGACGGCAATTTTGATATCAAACGCGGTTATCTCGCCCAGACTGTCGCAGAAAAAACACAACTTGAATTCTGGAACCGCGAGCACGTGCCGTTCTTCGTCGCCGACCGGCTGTATCACGAAGTTGATCTAGTTATGTTTTGTTCGCTCGTTGAAGGCAATCCGTACGTGGCGATCGAAGCCTGTGCCGCCGGAATTCCGACGCTCGGAACCGCTGCGGGTATTTTTCCTGACATCGCCAATATGGGCGCCGGAATTTTACTTCCCATGGAAGAAGATGCTTTCGTTGCTAGCGCCGTAAAAACAATTTCGACTTTACAAAACGAGCCGGCGCTGTACGCTCGTATGTGTGAAAACGCCGCAGAGGTCGGCAAGACGTTCGATTGGTCCGTCATTAAAAACACGTGGATCGCTGAGTTTCAGCGCGTGACATAAACGCCCCGCGCACGGATGCCCCAACGCGAAAGGATTCGCATGGCCCAAAAACTAATAGAGATCGTCCCGACGAAACGCCAGATTCAACGCGCCCGCGACCGTGAAGAGGAAATGACCGCGCTGTTTACGGCACGCTACGGACGCAGCCACTTGAACAACTCGATTCTTGAAGGCGAAGGCATGTTCGCCGGCTTATTGGGTGAAGACCTGTTTCGCGATTATTACGGGTTTGTCCGGTCTTCTGGCGAAGCCATCTTTCATTACGACCTGCTAGACTCGGTGATTCTCGGGAAGATCGAGGTCAAAACCAAACGTTGCACGTCGGCGCCCAAGGAGCATTACAACTGCTCGATCGCGGCGAGCAACGCCGAGCAGCAGTGCAATTACTACGCTTTTGTTCGCGTGCTCAATGATTTCTCGCGCGCGTGGATTCTGGGTTTAATGCCCAAAGACGATTTTTTTGAAAAAGCGCTGTTCTTCAAGCGCGGCCAGACTGATCCGGCTGGTTTTGGTGGCTGGCGGTTTAAGTGGGACTGCTTCAACCTGCCGATTAAAGATTTATTGGCCCCGCCGCTAGTCACCCGCGGCTTTGACGATTATGATTATCGCCCGGCGCGGCATCCAGAGTTCACCCCCGAAATTGAAACTCGTAACCCCGAGGAGTTTGAAGCATGACATTATCTGATTCCGGCCCGAAAGGCCCGCTCGGCGAACCGGGCCTGACGCTGCAGTCGTTTCTGGAGTTCATGAACAATGACCTGCAGAACGAGTGGACGCATTTAAAGTTTTATTTGTACCACTCGGCGCTGATTGCGGGGCTGCACTCCGCCGAGTACCGCGAGTTCTTTACTGACGCGGCCAAGGGCGAAATGGAGCATGTGCAAGCGTTCATGGACCGGCTGCTGGGGCTGAACTACTCCAACCCGACGCAGACATCGGCCGCGTTTTCAACGTTCTCGCACCCCGCGGACGCGATTACGCACGCCATCGAGTTAGAAATGCATGTTGTTGAAAACTACATTCAGCGATTGAAGCAGTTGGAGCATCTTTCTGCGGCCCACCCGGTAACCGCCCGGTATTTAACTGTGTTCTATGAAGATCAACTCAAGGACAGTTACGAGGACTGCGAGCGGATGCGCCGGATTATGTCGGACGACCTGCGGCAGATTTTGCGCAACACCCGGCACGACCCGCACAAGTTTTTAGCCAAGTAATGTCATGACGGAGATACTGTGGTGTGTTGCGGTCGCATTGATGCTGCACTTGCTTACTCGCGCCGGCGGCAACACGACGGACACGGGGCCAAGGTGATGCCCGGTAGCACAATGGTAGTGCACGGCACTGTTAATGCTGGGGTTGTAAGTTCGAGTCTTACCCGGGCAGTTTGAGCGATGATTGTTGAGATCGGCACCTGCGACTTCGAAACCCAAGCCGGAGTTGCCGACGGATTGTTTATCGAACCGGTCAAGTATTATTTCGACCGGCTCCCGCCGTGCCGCAAAGAAAATGTGGCGGTATCCAACTACACCGGCGAAATTGATATCTATTACGTGGACCCCGACGAGATCGCCGCCCGGGGGCTCGATACGTGGCTCCGCGGCTGCAACTCAGTGGTTCGGCCACACATGCAGCACGCCCGCCTGCCGCCGGAAATCGTACGAAAAGATACGGTGCCGGTTGTGCGGATCAAATCACTGCTCGATAAATACGAAATTACCGAGATTGACACATTAAAAATCGACACCGAGGGGCACGACGCGATAATTTTGAACGATTTTTTAAGTACGACCAGCATCCGCCCGCGGGAAATTATGTTTGAAAATAACGGGCTTGTTCCGCGCGCAGACATTAAATTGCTGGCAACGCGCTTGCAAACTTTGGGTTATGCTGTCACGATTACGGATGGCGCCGGGTACGCCCTGCGGCCTAGTACTTAATACAGGAGACGCGCAATGGATCGGTTTGAGTTAGAGCAGGCGATCGTGGCCTGCGGCAACGTGGCAGACGACCTCGATATGCTGCTGGAGACGATCTTAGAAGACAACATCGACCCCGACCGGATTGCGAACGCGCTGCTGGGCGCCCGCGAACTGCACGAGATGCGCTGCAAAAAAGCATTTGATATTTTTTCGCACATGATTCAGACGGGCCACATTTCGTAAAGTTGCGGCTTATGGAAGAGTTTAGTTGGTACACCGCCGCGACCGTGTTCGTGGTGTACGTGTTCTTCGACATTCTGTACGCGCTGTATGTAATTTGCGTCAGCCGCCAACAGGCCCTTACAGCGAGCGGCATCAGCGCCGTGCTATACAGCCTCGGAGCGTACGGCGTGATGAACTACTTGCATAATCCGTGGTATTTAATTCCGCTCGCGATCGGTGCTTTTATCGGCACCTACATCGCCGTGAAGTACATGGGCAACTGGCACGCATGACGCCGTACCGGTATACGACGATCGCCATTGACTTCGACCGGACCTTTACCAGCGACGTCGAATTCTGGCGCTTTTTTATTCGCCACGCGGTCAAACGCGGGCATAAAGTTATTTGTGTCACCGGCCGGACGGAAACTCCTTTTTCGCGGATGGAGTTGTTGCACACGTTTGGCGAGCAGACTTACAAACTGCTGGCGGACTGTATTTTTTGCAACCACTCCCCGAAACGTGACCGGACGCTCGCGCTGGGCTATAAAATCGACATCTGGATCGACGATATGCCCGAAGGAATAGGCGCGACAGATGCGGCGGTGTTTCGTAAGTTGGAAGATATGTTCCCGGTCTGCGAAACGTTGCCGGTGTTTGTAAAAAAAGCCGTAGACCCCGTGAAAGTGTGGGCGCCATGACACTCCCCTACGAACGAACGCGGGCTGTCATTCACGCCGTCGATTTTTTGACGCGGCTTGTGAGTCCGTACAACGAGCGCGGCATCAAAAAGATACCGAAAGAGGTGCGGCAAGAAGCCCTGCGGGTGTTGCGGCACTTTCCCCGGCCCTACGACTTATACGAAGCCGCGAAAGCCGCCCCTGATGTGTTCGACTCTCAAGAATTATTACGCTATGACGAAGAGCAACAACAAAAATGGCTCGTTAAACAACCGCATGAAACGTAAGGTATACTTAAGTTTCACGCGGAGGAGTTATGGATATTTATGACATCTTGGCTGTCGTTTTTGTCGTTGTATTTGGCGCTGGTTTTCTTGGCGGTTATCTTTGCGCACGCCTTGATTACCTCTATGTCCGTCTCCGGGAGTGGCACGAAGGCGCCAGTCAAATTCCGCAAGCGACGGGATTCTTCTCGGAGCGCGCCAGTTCGTCCTCGCGGCAAGCCAAAACCCAAGCCCGCGCGGTTGCAGAAAAAATCGACATCGACACGCGCACGGTCGTCACGGAAATCAACACGGCGGGCATCCAAAAAGGCTCAGAAGTAGAAATGGGCAAAACGACCGCAGCGCAAGATACAATTAACGAGTCAGTTTCTCGGCTGGCGCAATTAAAAGGAAAATAGATTGAGTACGCCGCTGCTCGCCGCCGTTGGACTAGTGTATTTCTACGTCGCCTGCGAGCAGTGGTGGAAGGGCAATACGGCCGGCTTTGCGCTGTTCATGAATTACGGCTGTGCCAATATCGCATTAATCTGGTATATGAAATAGGAGAGCATCATGGCTAAAGGACTCGACGTCGGAACTTCTTTTATCGTGCTGGCCTCGGACTCAGACGCCCCGATTAGTTACACCAGCGACGACAAGTTCGGGTACGTCAAATACACCGATTTCCGCGACGCCTTTTTCGTCATTAAGCCTACGACGCCAGTCGCCACGAAGATGATTGAAAAGGGCTTGCAGGGAAAAGTGTTCGTGAAAGACACGGACGGCTCATTTATCATTCTCGGTCAAGACGCGATCGAAAAAGCCATCGAGCGTAACGAGTCGGCCAAGCGCCCCATGTATCGCGGCGTTGTAAGCCCCAAAGAAAAAGAAGCGAAGCGCGTGCTGGCCTACATTCTCCAGCAGGTGTGCGGCCAAGCCAGCGAGCCGGACGAAAAGTTGGTGTTCTGTATTCCGGCCCAGCCCGTCGATCAAGAAGACGACGAGTTTGATGTCGGATATCACGAAGATGTGGTCAAAACCGTGCTGCAGGGCCAAGGGTACAGCGCGCGGGCGATCAACGAGGCGGAAGCCCTGTGCTACTCGGAGTTGGAGAACGACGATTACACTGGCGTGGCGCTGTCGTGGGGCGCCGGCATGGTGAACTGCTGCGTCATGCTCAACGGCGAGCCCACGGTGACGTTCTCGACCACGAAATCGGGCGACTGGATCGACCGCATGTCGGGCATTGCGACGGGCGAGCCGGATAGCGTCGTGCAGGCCGAGAAAGAAAATGGCGAGTTCGTAATTGGCGAACAGAATGACAATCCGGTTCTCGCCGCGGTCAGCGCCTACTATGAGCGGCTGATCGACTACACCACGAAGCAATTGGCAAATGCGCTCCGCGGGCACAAAGCCTTGCCCAAGTTCAAGAGTCCTTTGCTCGTCGCGTTAGCCGGCGGAACAACGCAGGCGCAGGGTTTTGTGGCGATGTTTGAAAAGAAACTGGCGGAGAATGAGTTTCCGTTGCCGGTCAAAGAAGTGCGCCACGCCGCAGACCCTTTACACGCAGTTGCCCGCGGTTGTTTGATTGCTGCCAAAGTGCTCTGATTTTTGCCACGCAGATAGACGCGCCCATCGACCCTTGGTACGATGGGCGCTTTCTTTTTTGAGGCGCGGAGCAAGGACGGCGTTATGCGCAAGCAGGCTTTTGATGGAATTATTATTGCACACCTTGGCAACACAGATGGGCGGCAACCGGAGTTAGAAAACACGCTGCCGTATATTCAAAAAGCGTTAAAAGAAGGCTGGCACGTTTGCGTCGATGTCGTATTTAAATACGGGCAATTTCTGTTACCGCACGCCCGCGGCCACTATGCCGCCCCGCCGGCCCTGCTTTCTAAGCAGCGTGTTTGGAGCCGCGCCTTTGACGCCGACACCGTCGACGCGTTGTGCAACATTGGCGCCCATTGTTTTTTACATAGCGACAATTTTATGTCGTTAACAAGCGCGCAGTTTATTTTTACATTGCCGCCACATGTGCTTTCACCCCGATCGATCGCTATGTTTCCGGAAACAACTAGCGACGACTGGTTAAAAAATTTTGAGCCAGCGGGGCTATGCAGCAACGAGCCGCGCCGGTATATCTAGTCTCGTTCTTTGACAATTTGCCCGCACACGCTACCGGTCAAACCCCGGTAGTTTGTATAATTGGTGTGTACCGTAAGTTGACCGTGGTGGTCGGTCGGTTAGGGTTGGAGCCAACGCAGGGATGCGGCAGCGACAACATGGTTTCGTGGTCAGGTTTAGTCGTGAACACGATCGGAGGCGCGGCGAATACCACACAGGGCGAAATTCCTTGCCCTCGAAAGTTGCCGTGAAGCCTTGATTTTTATCAAGGTCGGACCCGCGGAAAGGGGATCGCGGGGGCTTGCGGTACACACCATTTTTGACAAAAGAAACGACATTTACTGGTTTACGGTCTATGCTCGATGATTTTATTGCATCTTTATCCGTGTTTGCGGCCTCGTTCGGCGTTTCGGCGTTCGCGGGGTTGGCGACCCTTTTGCGTTTCAGCCGCAAACTTTCTAAACTAGCGATTACCAGCGCAATGCTGAATTCGGGGTTTATGGGCCTCGCCATTTCGTTGATTTGGTACCAAAACTACCGAGAAGCCGCGAACATTCATGGGTTAATTGGTATTTGTGTCCTTGCCGGCATGGGTGGTTCCACGCTGACCGACGTTTTAATTTCTGTGCTGTCGGGCGCCGGCATCAAAGTCGTCATTAATCACGAGAGGGACCGCGATGAACTCCACTGCCCCCACGACAGCGAGCGATCCAATGATTGACCAACACGTGCGCAATCAGATGAGTTTAATGGCGTGGGTAATGACATTTTTGTGCGGGTGGGTTATGTTTCTTTCAGCGTACGTGTGTGTAGCATGCCACCGAGCCGAGGCTAACGATACCGCAACGACAAAAACGACCGCCGTGACAGCCCGGCACTAAAACTTTTGCGGGTTTGCCATGGATGGCTTCTCTATTCTTGACGGCGTGTGGCGGAAACCGCTGACGAGCCAGCGCGAATACCACGTCGGCAACGCGATTGGGTGGCTGGCGCGCACAGAAAAACAAGCCGCCACGCAACACGCCCTCGCCGGCCGGCTGTATGTGGCGAAAAGCGGCTGGCTACTCCTCTCGGTTCCGAACGCGCTGGTCCGGGGCGTCTACGACGCGATGACCGCCCCCGGCGCCGAACTTCCGCTGGCGGGCACTATGAATGTGCCCAACGTAGCCAGCGATGTCTTGAACGCGCATATTTCGGTC